TTGGTATTATATTATTAAGGGGCTATTTAAAAGATGAGTGATGGTGATAAAAAATTACAAGATTTTTATAATGAAGCGTTTGCTTTAGCTTGTACACAAGAACCGAGTTTAGTTGCAGGTGTTTTTATGGCACAGGCATTAAGATTATATAAATCATTTTTAAATGAAGAAGAATATAATGGAATGGTTGATACTATTTCTGATAACAGAGAGAAGATAAAACCATTTGAAGAAATGAAGAAACAAAGATTACATTAAGGAGAAAATAATATGCGAGATATGATATTAGAAACATTGAAGAAACACGCTGAAGCAAGTATTGAAAAACATAAAACAAATGTTGAAGTTTTAGTTTCAAATCCAGTAGGCGTAGCAGACCATCCTGACCATCTTGAAACAGTTGGTAAAGAATTGGACGCAATGGAAAAATATGAGTCACGATTAGAAATACTTAACAAATATTTCACAAAAAAAGACCCATTCAAACAATAATGCCAACATACGATTTTGAAGATACAAAAACTGGTAAGACATTTACAGAATTTATGAGTATGTCTGAAAAGGACAAATATTTAAAGAAGAATAAACACATTAAACAATGCCTTAATAAGATAAATATAGTAGGTGGTGTTGGTGGTATGAAAAATGACCAAGGTTGGAAAGAGAACATGTCCAGAATTGCAGAAGCACATCCAACATCTCCATTTGCATCCAGATTTGGTAAGAAGAGTACGAAACATATAAAAACTCAACAAGTCTTGCAAAAACATAGAACTATAAGAAAAGGGATAAAGTAATGGCTAAAGATATACCAGATTTTATGCGTGAGTTTGATACCACAGATGATTGGGGATTAACACCTGTAAAATCGGTGCCTAAAGATGACAAACAACCATCTATAGACCCAAGCGTATTAGAGAATTCCAATCTTGAACTTGCAAAAGTTAAGACAGATGTTGGTGATATTAAAAGTATGATGAATGAAATCATGCAAATAGTAGCAGAAAAAGACCAAGTTACCCAAACACTATCAGGTGAACAGGAAACAGCTAGGTTTAAAGATATAGAAAAACTTATATTACCGTTTCTATATAATTTAATGAAAAGTGACGAACCTTATATACATTGGCCGAACAGAGGTCCAATTATTAAGGCTCAAGTAGAAAAGTTAATGAAATTAACGAGAGGAAACTAAATAATGAACATTGACAAATTAAGAGAACAATTAAAAATTGACGAAGGTGTTAAATACGAAGTTTACAAAGACCACCTTGGTTATCCTACTTTTGGCATAGGCCATTTGGTAGTTGAAGGTGACGAAGAACATGGTGTAGAAGTTGGTACGCCTGTATCAGAGGATAGAGTTAATTCAGTATTTGAATCAGATGTAGAAACATATGTATCTGAATCAAAGAAAGTATTTCCTAATTTAGATGAATTACCAGAAGAAGCACAACAAGTTATTGTGAACATGTGCTTTAATATGGGAGCACCTAGGTTATCTCAATTTAAAAAGTTTATTGCTGGCGTAAATGCTAGTGATTGGGATACGGCCGCTGTTGAAATGATGGACAGCCGTTGGGCAAACCAAGTTGGTGTTAGAGCAGAAAGATTGAGAGATAGAATTAAAAATCTCAGCTGAGAGGCAGAACCGTTTAAGTCGGAAAGAGATAAGATGAATGATTTATATATGTTGCATAGAGCAATATAGGCTTGCCAAAACGACTAAAAAGGGTTATAATAGACACTACAATATGAATAGGATAATATAATGGCGAATTTTATAAAGTTACAAGAGTTTGACAGGCCGAAAGGCAAACGAGTAGATGGTATGCGTTTCTATGAAGTTGATGGTAAGGCGTTTCCGTCTATCACAACTGTACTAGGAGCATTACCAAAACCAGGTCTTGACCAATGGCGTAAGAATGTTGGTGAAGAGGCTGCAAAATGGGAAATGAATCGAGCCGGTCGTAGAGGTAAGGCAACACATACATTAGTTGAAGATTACCTTAAAGGCGGAACACCACATACTAGGGATGTCCTACCATTAGGACTATTTGCCCTATTGAAACCTTATCTAGCACAAATTGACAACATACATTGTTTAGAAACAGTTTTGTGGAGTAAGAAATTGACCGTTGCTGGTCAAGTGGACTGTATTGCAGAATATAATGGTAAACTTTCCGTGATTGACTTTAAAACGGCAAACAAGGAAAGAAATGATGAATGGAATTTGAACTACTACATGCAGACAACTGCTTATGCAATGATGTATGAAGAGTTATACGGAACACCAATTGAACAAATCATTATAATCATGGCATCCGAAGATGGTGCAGGTCGGGTATTCACAAAGAACAAAGCAGATTATCTACCTAAATTAGAAGAAGCGATACAGCACTTTTATAAATATTACGAAGAGAAGACAAAAGACAAACTAAAGTCATAATGGTCTCTTAAAGAAAGGTAGACGATTATGAGATATATTCTTTGGATAGTTATAATTATAGGTACGCTGTTTTTATCTAGCCTTGTTAAAGGTGTAGAACCAGATACTAAAGAAACTCCATTAGACCCATTTAATAATCCTACAATACCAAAAGAAGGTGAAGTCTATACAGACGAGAAACTCCATTGGATGTCCATGCCAGTTATTTGTGGCAAGGCAGAAACCGTAAAGAGATATATTGATGAACATGATTTTGTTTTGGTTTATGTGGGTGTAGGTAAACAAGGTGGCAATAATGAAGGTCAACCAGTTTATCTAGTGAGTGAATTTGTAACAGCAGATATGAAACAATCTTTATCTGTAGTTACTACATTAAATTTTTCAGAATCTTGTATAATGTACCGTGGCTTTGATTTACAATTTAAAAATATGTTACCACAAGGAAAAGGTATAAGTACAAAATTTATAGACATTAATAATATTATATGAATTGGCCGTTGACGATAAGTGTTATAGATATGCTGGACACCGGTGCAACTCCGGTCACCTCCACCATAAACACATTTTTTAAGTGTGCTTATGGGGGGTGTGCTAGGATTCGACAGGTATTGAATGACTTATAAGAGGTTAATAGTTGGCAAACTTTAAATGCTAATTTAAACGCAAACGATAATAACTTTGCATTAGCAGCTTAGGCTGTTTAGGGTTTTGTGGATTGCACCTCGTAACAGAAGCAATCCACACTTTACTTTTACACTATAATATGATATAAAAGGTATACATGAATAGCAAAGAATTTAGTTTAATAATTGAAGGTGTTGTAAAAGAATTAAGACCCATTACCTATATGGACGCCATTATACATTATTGTGAGAAGAATAAGATTGAAGTTGAAACAGTTGGCCGTCTAATATCAAAATCCCTAAAAGAAAAAATCCAAGTAGAGTGTGTTGACGCTAACCTAATTAAAATTGAAGAAAAGGGTAAATTACCGGTATGAAACCATATGATGATATGAATGGTGTAGAAGTGTTGTGGCATTTACTATCAAATTGGGAAGCAGGTAGAGGTCTTTGGTTTATTATAGGATTTGCAGTTATAGCTATTATAATAAGTTGGTGGTGTGATAAACATATGGAAGATACTCCTGATATTACACATATAGATTATTGGGGGCACAATAGATAATATGTATGGTGGATTTGATGTTTTTAAAATATATTTGGCAATTAAAAATCACTTCACAACTGATTATGATTATATCAAGTATGGTGGTAAGGTCACAGCAAAGTTGGATAGTTTTACGAAGAGGCCTGATAGGTATTTCTTCCATAAATTATCAAAACGATTTAATAAAGATGATGTCTTGGATTATTTTGTTGCTAATTTTTCTGTTGATGGCCACAAGTGGATTGGTAACTTATTAGACAATGAAGGTACTCAAAATTATACCAAGTATAGAAAATATAAAGAGTCATTTGATTACCATTTCAGAAATGATTGTAATAATATTAATAATGACTTGTGCAATCGTGGGATTTCTTTTGATGATGGTTTTTTGGTTACTAATGGCCAGCATCCAAGAATTTTACGATTACTTATCCAAAGGAAAATTCATATCCAAACCGCCGTCATATTTAATTCAGTTTTATCGTTTAGTAAGGTATGGGATAAAGAAATTATGGAAAAAGTTGTGTGGCCTAAAATCTCACATAAGATTAAGAAATTGAAACCGTTTGTAATATATAATGAAACGCAAGCGAAATTAATAATGAAAGAGGTATTTGTAAAATGAAAATAAGAGAAAAGTTGGACGATAAGATAAAGTTATTAAATTCAACTAGAGTATTTAAAAAGGTAACACCAAAAGGTGATTTATCATGGTATATAAAATGGATATCAAGTTTGATGTTGATGATTGCAGTTTGTTTTAGAGCTGCTGATGTTAACCATATGTTTGATTTGTATTTTAGTTTTATGGGTACACTAGGTTGGTTAGTAGTTGGATTTTTATGGCATGATAGGGCATTAATATTTTTAAATGCAGTTTTATCAACCTTACTATTAACAGGCATATTGAAAGAATTATTTTATTGCCACAATTGTATGTTACCATTATAATATGAAAAAGTTTAAAGATAATTTAAACGATTTTTTTAAATGGGTTACTGGTACTGAACTTGTTGAACTTGACGATATAGATGTATCAGAGGATCCAGTAAGACCTGAATTAACATTAGGTTTTAGAATTACACACGGCAGAAAAATATTTGGTTTAAAATATAATGATGAGATAGAGGCAATAGTTTGTGTTGCATTTTGTCCTGAAATACCTTACACCGTTAGAGAACTAGATTATATGTCCAGAATACCAACTCCTTGGAATGATGGTAAGATTGCCATTGCATATACAGTATGGTCAAGGAAAAGAGGTGCAGGTAAAGAGATAGTAAAAAAATTAGGCGAGTGGTTAAAGAAAAATAAAGTAGAGAGATTGATAACATTATCTCCATTAACAC